GCTAGTGAAATACTAGCATTATATTAGAGTAAATTAAATTAATTAAATTAAATCAAATGAAAAAAGTAGAATCAAAAGTCGAAGAGGCTAAAGTACAAATTACACCAGAAGAATTAAAAACTATTAAAAAACAACAAGAAGATTTAGCTCAATTATTAAAAGATATAGGTTTTCTTGACGCACAAAAACATGGTTTAAATCATAAATATGCTGGTGTTGTTCAAGATATAGAAGACTTTAAAATAAAGTTAGAAAAAGAATACGGTGCAGTAAATATTAGTCTTGAAGACGGCACGTGTACTCCAATAGAAGAAAAAAGTGAGTAACGTTATAAGAAAAATCAGCATAGGTGCTGATTACAAAAATGATGCCATGCACTACGCTGTTGGTCAGCAAGTGTATGGTGGTCATATTATATCTCATATATTATTTGATGAAGAAGAGTTTTCTTACAATATATTCATAAAAAAAGAAAACGAGGTATTGCCTTGGAAAAAGTTTAATTCTAATATGGCTATATCGGTTGAATATGATTTGGAATACTAATGCAAAGTCTTTATCAATTTATTATAGAACCCGTAGGTGAACGTTATAATAATAAAATAAAAGTTGATAAAAAAGAATTAATAATTAATTCTAGCATTTCAGATCATAAATTTATTAATAGAACAGCTAAAGTAATAGAAGTACCTAAAGCTTTAAATACACCTGTTAAAAAAGGTGATAAAGTTATAGTTCATCATAATTTATTTAGAAGATACTATAATTTAAAAGGTAAATCTGTTAATGGCTCTAAGTTCTTTAAAAATAATATGTATTTTGCAGAAGTAAGTCAAGTTTATCTTTATAATAATAATGGTAAATGGTATACTACAAATGACTATTGCTTCATAAAACCTATTTTAGAAAAAACTCTTTTTAAGAAGTCTAAACTAAAAAAGAATACTGGTATAGTAAAATATGACAATAGCTCCTTAGAGGCGCTAGAAATAACCCCAGGAGATGTTGTAGGGTTTAAACCTAACAGAGAGTTTCAGTTTATTATAGATGGTGAACTTTTATATTGTATGGAATCTAATGATATTGTAATTAAATATGAACACGAAAGAAACAAAACTGAATATAATCCAAGCTGGGCAAAAAGCAGTTGAAGAATTAATTAAAGTAGCCAAAGAAGCTATAGTAGATTCTGATGATGATATATCGGCTGATAGATTAAAAAATGCAGCCGCAACTAAAAAACTAGCTATCTTCGATGCTTTTGAAATACTAACACGTATAGAAGAAGAAGAAAGTATGTTAAAAGAAAGTTCAAAAAAAGATAAAGGCGCAAGCTTTAAAGGTTTTGCAGAAGGGAGATCTAAATAATGTACGTACAAAATCTTTATAAAGTAATACATAATCATATAAAACCTAAAATATTAAAAAGAAATAATAGATATAAAAAATGGGAGGCAGGTTATAATGAAGAGCATGATGTTATTATTATTAGTAAAACTGGTAAAATTGGTGAGATATATGAAATACAAGGTCTTAAAATTGCGCTTCCATTAGAAGAAAACATATATAAAAGATCTGGAAAAAAAGAAGAGCAATATTGGGAGGTTGATGAATATCCAAAAGAGTTAGAAAAAATTAAAACTGTTTTTGACTGGAATAATTATCCTGCTAATTTTAAAGAAAAGTGGTATGATTATATTGATGAAGAGTTTAAAAGGCGTGAAAGTGGTTTCTGGTTTTATAACAAAGGCATTCCTAGCTATATTACTGGTTCTCATTACATGTACTTGCAGTGGACTAAAATTGACGTGGGCAGGCCGGACTTTCGTGAATCCAACAGGATCTTTTTCATATTCTGGGAGGCATGTAAATTGGACACCAGATGTTACGGATTGTGTTACCTTAAGAACAGACGTTCTGGATTTTCATTCATGGCATCTTCAGAACTTGTACACCAAGCAACCATCTCTTCGGATTCCAGATATGGCATATTATCGAAGACTGGAGCTGATGCAAAGAAGATGTTTACCGATAAAGTGGTACCCATCTCAGTTAATTACCCGTTCTTTTTCAAACCCATCCAGGATGGTATGGACAGACCCAAGACCGAACTCGCCTATAGAGTCCCTGCCTCGAAGCTTACCAGGCGTAAAATTGATCAGAACGAACGTCCCGAGGACCTTGTCGGGCTTGACACCACGATCGACTGGAAAAACACGGGAGACAACTCGTACGATGGGGAGAAACTTAAGCTCCTTGCCCACGACGAATCAGGGAAATGGGAGCGTCCGGACAATATCCTCAACAACTGGCGTGTCACGAAAACAACGTTAAGGTTAGGTAGTAGAGTAATAGGTAGGTGTATGATGGGATCAACATCAAACGCTTTAGATAAAGGAGGTAATAATTTTAAAAAATTATATGACGCATCAGATGTTACAAAAAGAAACAGAAATGGACAGACTAATTCAGGATTATATAGTTTGTTCATACCTATGGAATGGAACTACGAAGGATACATTGATACTCATGGATTTCCTGTATTCGACACTCCGAAAAAACCGGTTCAAGGGATTGATGGAGGAAAGATACAAATCGGAGTTATCTCACACTGGGAAAATGAAGTAGAAGGTTTAAAAGATGATCAAGATAGTTTAAATGAATTTTATCGTCAGTTTCCACGAACAGAGAAACATGCTTTTAGAGATGAAGCAAAACAATCTTTATTTAATCTAACTAAGATTTATGAACAAATAGATTATAATGAAGATTTAAGAAACACAAATGTAGTAACACAAGGTAGTTTTCAATGGGAAAATGGTATTAAAGACACAAGAGTTATATTTTTTCCTAATAAAAACGGAAGGTTTCTTGTTTCTTGGGTACCATCAGCTCAATTACAAAATAAATATTTATTAAAAAATGGTATAAGATACCCCGGAAATGATCACTGTGGCGCATTTGGTTGTGATAGTTATGATATTTCTGGAACAGTAGATGGTAGAGGCTCTAAAGGAGCTTTACACGGTTTAACTAAATTTTCCATGGAGGATGTTCCTCCTAATACATTTTTTTTAGAATATATAGCAAGACCACAAACAGCTGAAATATTTTTTGAAGATGTTTTAATGGCATTAGTTTTTTACGGTATGCCAATACTTGCTGAAAATAATAAACCTAGATTATTGTATTACTTAAAAAGAAGAGGATACAGGGGATATTCTATAAATAGGCCAGATAAACTTTATAACAAATTATCTGTAACTGAAAGAGAAATAGGTGGTATACCAAATAGCAGTGAGGATATTAAGCAAGCTCATGCTGCTGCTATTGAAGATTATATAGAAAATTTCATTGGTATAACACATGAAGGTTATGGTGATATGTATTTTCAAAAAACATTAGAAGACTGGGCTCGTTTTAATATAAACAATAGAACACAACATGATGCATCTATTAGTTCAGGACTTGCAATAATGGCTTGTAATAAAAATAGATATTCTCCAAGTATAAAAAGAACTATATCTAAAATACCTTTAGGTTTTAAGAAATATAACAATAAAGGAGTAAATTCAAAAATAATCAAAATAAATGATTAACATTAACTATAACAGTAGTTTTCCAGATCAGGTTGTACCTGAAGAAGAGAAAAATTCTTTTGAATATGGTTTAAAAGTAGCTCAAGCTATTGAGCATGAATGGTTTAGAAATAACAGTGGACAAAATAGATTTATTGATAATTTTCAAAACTTTAATAGACTAAGATTATATGCAAGAGGTGAACAACCAGTTCAAAAATATAAAGATGAATTAGCTATAAATGGTGATTTATCTTATCTTAATTTAGATTGGAAGCCAATACCAGTTTTATCTAAATTTGTAGATATAGTAGTTAATGGTATGACAGAAAGAGGTTATGAAATAAAATCTTTTGCCGTTGATCCTTATGGTATAAAAACAAGAACAAACTATGCTGAAGCAGCATTAAGAGATATATCACAAAAACAAAGTATAGCTAATTTAACTCAGCAAACTGGTAGAAATTATTATGCATCTACTAATCCTCAAGCTTTACCAGATGACCCAGAAGAATTAGATTTATATATGCAATTATCTTACAAACAAAGTATTGAAATTGCTGAAGAAGAAATTATAGATAAAGTATTAAGTTATAATAAGTTTGATCAAATTAAAAAACAAATTGCATATGATCTTACCGTTTTAGGTATAGGTGCTTGTAAAACTAACTTTAATTTATCAGAAGGAATAACTACAGAGTATGTAAATCCAGCTAATATGGTTTGGTCATACACCGAAGATCCTAACTTTGAAGACTTATATTATGTAGGAGAAGTAAAAAACTTATCATTATCTGAAGTAAAAAAACAATTTCCTAACTTAACAAATGCAGATTTAGAAGAAATACAAAAGTATCCAGGTAGAAACTCTTTTAATAATAGTTATTGGGGTCAAAACCAACAAGATATGGTTCAAGTATTAT